CTGTTTCTAAACAACATTCCCTCTGCCTCTAAAAATTCTTTAAACTCCTCAACGATCAAATTCTTTTGCATACGCCTCGATTTGAGCGTCTTCGAGTCCTTTACATTGAACGAGTTCCTGAACTCTCTTGCCTGTTCTAAATTCGATTTCATTGGAGAGGTAGTGGATAGCTTTGGAGAGGTCTTCGATGTCGTCATATTTGTGGTCTGCTCTGCAGATGTATTTGATAGCGTTTCCTAAGTGGAAGTTGAGTTCTTGATCTCTTATGAAATCCCAAACTTGTATGGACCCACGCTTGTAGTAGGTAGGTCCAGTGTCATTGGTGGTGTCAGTCATTTATGGTGTAATTAGATGGAGGTGTCCATAAGATTGGTTCCATTTTTTCGTGGTCGTAATCTTCCGTAGTTAATATCCTTGCTAGGCGTGCATTCGTTAAGGCAACTTCTTCCGATAGTCCCTTTTCTTTGAAAGCACTAACTACTGTTTTCCAGCTATAACCTTTCTCTTCGAATAATGCTGTAGCTCTTTTCACACCAATACCTGGTACACCTGCATAGCCGTCGGTATTATCCCCAGCCATAGCTTGTACTAGATGCCATCTCTCACCTTCTAATTTAGTGATTGTGAAAGAATCATCAAAGTTCCATAGCATCCCAGGTATTTGTTTCATATCCTTATCTGGACTAACAATGATATTGCCTGTATTTTTTGTGGCATAAATTCCCATTGCATCGTCTGCCTCTAAGGTAGGCATTCTAATTACTGAATATTCTTCAGATAGTTTCTTAATGACACGTCGATAGCCGCATGGTTTCTTACGGTTACGGTGTCCCTTGTAGTCAGCTTGAATATCCTTCCGAAAGTTTTTACTGTCACTAAAGAACAGAATCATCTCATCGAAAGATCCAAACTTATTTGCAATCCTATTTAGTTCACGTTTGACACAGCTGTATGCATCTTTGAAGGTAGAGGTGACAACAATAACGTCATCTCCAAAATCAATCTCTGTCTCAGCAGCTGCACAACATTTATAAACAACGAAGTCGCAATCAATTAATAGTTTCATGTAGGTGGTTAATTGCTTCTATAGCTCTTTCAGTTCTCCGTTTACCGAAGTGTGGTAAGAACATTTTTAAGATGCGTAAGACTTCAGAATTTTTCCATATTTTCCATTGCCAGTAGGGTTTTATATTTTTAGATTTCTTATAGCAATATGGTCCATATAGCTTCCCATGACCAACTACATCTACAAATCTTTCCATAACATCTTTATCAGTCATGCCTATAGAAAGGTTTTTTTTGTTGGGGTAGTTTGCAGCATGTGTAATACTTCCTTCTCCTTCAAATAATCCAGCAGCCCAGACTATATCAGTGTACCTCTGACCAATTGCTGCCAGACTTTGCCTCTGCTGCAATTGGGACTCTAAGGTTGTAATACTCTCCAGCTCTAACTGCTGAGTGTTCAAGGGTGAACTTAACGTCATCTATATCTTTTGGTTCGCACTCGTATTGAAGTTCGTCATGTATAAACGCAAGCTGATGAGTGGATAAACCAGCTTCTTTTAATGTGTTATCTGCTATTAGTAGCCATCGTTTAGCTATTACTCCAGCTGAACACTGAAGTAAATAATTAAGAGCTTTATGTTGACTGTCTACTAGAAGCTTTCTTCCGTCGATAGCCAAGATCGAGCCTGAATTAGACCTCCTCTTAACAGCCGATAACAGCTCTGATAATCCAGGGATGGCTTGGATGAAGGCATCACGAATTTCTTTTCCTTTAACTGTTGCCTTATTGTCTGATAATTGTTTGTCATAACTTTTACCTATACGTCTTGCGGATGCGCCATAAAGAAAGGCATACGTTACTGTCTTAACTTGTCTCCTACTGATTCCAATTTTGTCGGCATTTGTTTGGTGAATGTCTCCGTTGATAAGGATGTCGGCATAGCGTCCATCATCATATTTCGCAAGATAATGGGATAATATTCTAAGCTCAATGGCACTAAGATCCCCGCCGCACATAACCATGTTAGGGGATGCTTTAAATAATTTCCTAAATTTTTCATCTGAGGGAACTTGTTGTAAATTTGGTCGTCTACTAGCACATCGAAATGTATTAGTAGCTACTGAACAGTGATGGTGGATTCGACTAGATGTCGTACATAGCTTGAGCCATGCGTTCACGCCTTCTGACATCATTCCTAATGCTTTCTTCAGTTCCAAGCATCGGAGAAAGCTGAGAGCTATATCCCTCCCAGTCTCCTTTCCAATATCCTTTAAGACTATCTCGTCTATCACGGGCTTCCCGTTGGAGCTTATTAATGACGGCTTCCAGCCATAATGTGTTGTCAGTACCCATGCGATATGAGCTCTTGATGTGGTGTTAAGTTCTTTGAGTCGGATGCTTTCAGCACCAGTGACATAGCCTTGGGTCCGATTATTTCGTTTAGGATTAAATACTGATCCGGCAACGAAATGATGCCTGTTGCGTAGTAGTTGAGTAGTCTCTTCCAATTCTTTTCGGAGAGACGATTCAAGTTCCCATGCAGCGCGTTCATCAAAACGCCATCCATGAATCTCCTGTTGTGTAAGTATCTGTGCGACTGAGTGCTCTAACGCAACCCAGTCAGGTAAGGGTGAAAGTGGTCGCATAATTTCTTAGTTACTACAACGTCCTGAGCACAGTAGTCTTCCATTTCTTGACTCCATTCGCTCCAGTCACTCGTCTTTCCAAACTCTCCTTTGTATTCTCCAAGCCTATAGCCATATGACTCAAGACTGTGGCGTCCATAGAGCTGTAGTGGCATGTGTCGCCACGTATGCTTTCTATCTATGTCAAGGATATTTGGGTGGTAAAGACGTGATAAAAGAAGAGTGTCAACAATGCGAGCACTGGGAGTGAAATAGTTATATAGTTTGCCAAGCACCGCGAGGTCAAAACCAATAACGTTGTGGCCAACAAGCGTGTCAGCAACAAGTAACTTACCAATTCCCTCAGAAATGGAGTATTTGTTATTCTTTTCATCGTTGTAAGTTTCTACTGTGTCAGTCGTAGAGTCGTATATAGCTAGACAATGAATCCGTGTTACATCGTGCAGTAGACCATTTGTTTCTAGGTCAAAGACGAGTGTCATTTCTTCTTTTGCCACGTATAGGTTTTATCTTTAAACTGAGCTTTCTTTTTTGCCGCCTCGCTGGGTGGCTTAGGTTTATTTAATTGTGTTGGTTCTTTAGCGTGTTTGTACCATGGATGTTCATACTCGCTGTTTTCAAAAATCCGGGGCTTCGCTGGTCCCGCGTAGAAAGGATGGTGTCGTAGTTTCATTCTCACTAAATCTGCTGCTGGATAAGTCATATTGAAGTTCTGAAGCAACGCCTACCTCTCCGCTGTATCTATTTTTCAAGACTCGTAAGGTAGTGCTGCCATTCGTATCTTGTTGATTTCTTTCGAGGGCTATTAGATTGTCGCTAAGTTGACTTATGGATGCCGATCCTCTCAGCTGTCCTAAAGTTACGCGCGCTCCCTCTTCATGATTCTTGTCTTGTTGAGTACGTCTAAGGTGACTAACTAAGAA